GGGCGGCGAGCTGTCCTCACGGTACCGCCAAGACCCGCGCGGCGCCATGGCGGCCCTCTACGGCTCCCAGGCGGGGCGCGACCTCGGCCAGATGGCGCCGGATCTCGCCAAGCTCGCCACCGAGGGCACCCTCGGGCGCACGGTGGGCGGGTCGGTGTACAACCCGCTCACGGGTGGGTTCACGGCGCCGCCGCAGCAGGCTGGCACGACCACCCTCTCGCCCGCCGAGGTGCGCCAGCTCGGCGCCCCTCCGGGGACCATCATCCAGCGCGACGCGAGCGGCAAGTTGAGCGTGCTCCCGGTGCCGCGCGCGATGGGAGGCGGCGCTGGTGGCGGTGGCGGTGCGCCGATGGCGGCGGGTGGCGCTCCGGGGGCGGCTCCAGCGCCGGGCGCGGGACGGCTCGGGAACCTGCTCACGGCCGAAGAGCTGCGCGCCGCTGGATTGCCCGAGGGCACCGTGGCGCAGCTCGACCCTAGGTCGGGCAAGGTGAACGTCATCAGCTCCGTGCCATCGACTCAGCGCGCCAGCACCGAGAACAAGGAGCGCTCCGTGCGCCGCATTGAGGCCGCGAGCGAGCTCTTGCAGAAGCAGCTTGACCGGGTGGCGACGGGCGGCCCGCTCGGTATCACCGGCGCGGTTGGGCGCATTTTTGACGCGCAGGACTCGCGCCAGTTTGAGACCTTCAAGGAACAGCTCTCAAGCGGTCTGCGCGCCGCGCTGCGCATCCCCGGCGAGGGCGCGCTGTCCGACCGCGAGCAGGCGCAGTACAGCCTCACGCTGCCATCTCTCGGCATGAGCAAGGAGCGGAACATCGAGATCATGCGCGCGCTTGAGGACCAGGTGCGGCTTGCCGCAGACCTTCCCACCCTAATCGAAGAAAAGCCCGATGGCGTCTCTGCCTCCGACTGGCTGATGATGCTTCCGTCTGAGCGCGCCGAATTCAAGCGCGCAGGAGCCAAGTGATGAACGAAGAGCAGCAGAAGATCCTGGAGCGGGCGCGTGCCCGCGCGCGCGGCGAGCAGGCCGCTCCAGAAATGGGTGGCCTTGAGGCCTTTGGCCGCGGCGCGCTCCAGTCCGTGAAGGACATCGGCTACGGCTTGCAGCAGGTTGGCGCAGAGGCCGGCAGCGCCGTCGGGCTCGTGGAACCCTCGACCGTGCAGCGGCTGCGCCAAGAGGAAGAGCGTCGGCGCGCCGAGAACGCGCCGTTTATGGAAAGCGGAGCCGGAAAGGCAGGCTACATCGCCGGCTCCATCGGTTCGCTTTTGGTGCCAGGCGCGGCGCTCGCGCGCGTGCCCGGCATGGTCGGCACAGGCGCGCGCGCCCTTACCGCTCCGACGACCTTCCGAGCCGCTGCCACAGGCGGCGGACTGCTCGGCGCTGCGCAGCCGCTCTCCGAAGAGGAAAGCCGCGCCACCACCGCCGCCATCGGCACCCTGGGCGGCACCGTTGGACAGGCCGTCGGGCGCGGCGTCTCGCGCATCGCGCAGCCCGTGACCAGCGCCGCCACGCCGCAGGTGGAGCGTGCCGTGCAGCGATTGGAGCAGGCCGGCGTGCCGGTGGACATCGCCGAGCGCATGGGCTCCGAGAACCTGCGCGCCGTCCGGCGCTTCTTGACCGACAACCCCATCTCGGCAAGCGTGATGAAGAAGGGCGCCGAGAAGACCCAGAGCGCCTTCAACACGGCCGCCCTGCGACTCATCGGCGAGCAGGGCGAGGCGGCGCTGCCCGAGGTGTTGGCGCGCGCCGACGATCGCATCGGCGAAGTCATGGACGAGATTGCACAGAAAAACCGCATCAAGGTCGACGACCGGATGGTGTCAGAGCTTGCGGCGCTCGAGGAGGCCGCGAGCATGACGCTCGAGCCAGAGAAAATCGTGCCGCTGCGCAACCAGCTCAACAACATCCTGAGCAAAGTGGACGATCAGGACCGCATCTCGGGCGAGGCCTACCAGCGCATCCGCACCATCGCCGCCGAGATGGGCCGCAACCCCGCGCTCGCCACCGTGGCGCAACAGCTCCGCGAGACCGTAGACTCCGCCCTCGAGCGCAGCGCCGGCCCGGACGCCGCCGCCGCCATCAGACAGGCCCGCAAGCAGTATCGGAACCTCAAGCTCTTGGAGCCGGCGGTGGCGGCCAACGCGACCGGCAACATCTCGCCGGCGGCGCTCGCCTCCTCCACGGGCACCGCCCGGCAGCGCAGCGCGGCGCTCTACGATCGCGGCGACGCAGACATGGCGCGCCTCGCGCGTGACATGAGGACGATGGCCGAGACGATGCCGCAGTCTGGAACCGTGCCGCGCGCCGGCATCCAGGCGGTAGGGGCGGCGATTCCGGCGGCTGGCGCCCTTGGCTACAACCTATACACCGGACAAGAGCCAGCCGAGAATGTACTCGGCCTCGGAGCCCTCGGCGCGGCCGCGATGTTCGCCCCACGCGGAGCGGCGCGGCTCTACCAAAGCCCGGCTATCCAACAGTACCTGATGCGTGGTATACAGTCGCCGCTCGCCAGGCGTGCAATGATGTCGCGTGGCACCCGAGGGATCGCAACCTATGCCCCAGCAGCAGGACTCCTCTCGTCGGAAGACTGACCGCCACGCCCGGCTGCAGATCCCGCGTCGGTTCCAGCTGCACGGCCACGAGGTCACGGTGCGGATCATCCCGCGCACCCGGTGGCCGCACTCGATGGATACCGTCGGGATGTACGACCCGACCCGTCACCGCATCGACCTGCGGGGCGATCTGGGCGACACCGAGCTCCAGCAGGCCTTCTGCCACGAGTGGACGCACGCCCTGCTGTGCGAGATGAACCACCCGCTAAACGACGACGAGGTATTCGTGGACAACTTGGCGAGCCTACTGCACCAGTCGCTGACGACCTTTGACTGGGACGCCAAGCCATGATGACCGCATCCGACCAAGACTTCATCGCCGCTTGGCAGCGCCTAAAACGACCCGCAGATGTGGCAAGGGCGCTGAACCTTTCGGTGCGGCAGGTGTTCACGCGCCGCCGATCGCTCGAGACGAAGCACGGCATCGTGCTCGAATCTGAAAACAGCAGGGCCTGTACCGAGAACACGCGAGGCCCGTCGGGCGCCGCCTTCCGCGCCAGCAAGCTCGCCGCCGAGCGGGCGGTTAAGTACGAGGGCGAGATGCACGACACGCTCGCCGACGGCGTGGTGATGGTGGCCTCCGATTGCCACTACTGGCCCGGCGTCGTCACCGTCGCGCACGAGGCATTCTGTCGGCTCGCCAAGAAGCTCAAGCCCGAGATGGTCATCCTCAACGGCGACATCTTGGACGGCGCTCGCATCAGCCGGCACCCCCGAATCATGTGGGAGCAGCAGCCGCAGCTCAAGGACGAGATCCATACCGTCCAAGATCGCTGTGCTGAGATTGCTCGAGCGGCAGGCTCGGCCAAGCTGGTGCGCACAATCGGCAACCACGACGCGCGGTTTGAGAACTACCTCTCCGGCCGGGTCGCTGAGGTTGAGGGGATGCCTGGCACGACGCTGCTCGACTTCCTGCCGTCATGGCGCGCCGGCTGGGCGCTGCACTTGAACGCCAAGACGGACGGCTGGGTCTGCGTCCGGCATCGCCCGGTGAACGGCGGCATCCATGCGGCGTACAACAGCGCCCTAAAGAGCGGCGTGTCCTACGTCCACGGCCACCTCCACCAGCTCAAGGTCACGCCGTGGGGCGACTACCGAGGCAGGCGCTACGGCGTGGACACCGGCACGATGGCCGACATCACCGGCCCGCAGTTCACCTATGTCGAGGCGGGGCCGGTCAACTGGGCGTCAGGCTTTGCCGTGCTCACGTTTCGCGAAAAGCGAATGCTGCCGCCTGAGCTCTGCGTCGTCGAGGGCGGCAAGGCGTGGTTCCGGGGCGAGGCGGTCTAGCGCTCCCTCGGGTCCACGCCGGCCAGCATCGAGGAGTACCAGAGCATCTTCTTGGCGTCCTGCTCCACGGAATCCTTCAGCCCCAGTCGCCAGTTATATTTTGCCACTTGGCCGCGTAAGTACCCGCGAAACTCCGTCGGCGAGAGCTGCGCCTCGATGGCGTCGATGCACTCGATCTCGCCGGCCCTGTAGTGTGCCGGGTTAATGGGGTCGCTCATGTCATCACCTCCACAAAAAGCGCGCAGAACAGCAGGATGCCGATCGCCGCGATGATTGCGTCGCGCAGCAGCCGAAAGAAGGCGTCAAAGTCAGGCGGCTTTTCCATCGTCATCCTCCACGGCATCCTCGACGCGGGCGACGAGCTCCTCAAGCTCCTCGTCGCTGATCTGTTCCTGCCCGTGTAGTGCGCACCAGGCGGGGTCTGTGCGGCGCAGGGCGTCTCGGATCTCGGTCAGTAGTTCAAGATGGGTCATATCGTCCTCTCCTGTTTCGGTCCCGAACACTCGCCCTTAAACATCGCGTGACACCGCCCGCCGCCGTCAAGGCAGTTCGGGTACGCGCAGCCGGCACGCTGCCCGTGCAGCCGCTCGAGCTCGGCGGCGTACTCGGCGCAGCGCTCCATCAGTTCCTTACACTTCGCCCGGTACTCTGACTCCGAGTGCGCGCGCGCGAGCCAGTCGCGGTCCCAGTCGTCGAGTTCGATGGTCATGCCTGGTACCTCCTCACTAACGCCTCGACGGCAGCGGCGTTCCGCGCCGTCACCCATTCCCGATTCAGCTGCAGCGCCCGCGTCTTCCTGCCGAGCTCGAGCGCGATGCGTGACTTCGTGAAGCCCTCATCGAGCAGCCACTCGATCCGCTCCCAAGTGCGCTTGGCCGGGACCAGCGCGGCATCGCCGCGATAGGCAGGCGTCACCGCCAAGATCCGGCGCTCGGTTCGCGCTCGGATGCGCAGCTTTCGCTTGGTGCGGATGTCGGCGATGACCGACTCTGCAACGTCCGAGGCCGCGGCCACCATCCGGCGACCGACGCCCATTCGGGAGAGCGCGAGGATGTGACGCCGCGCCGAAGCAGCGTCGACGATGCCGTTCCAGTCGCCCGCGGCCCGGGCCGCCTGGCGCTCGCGCTCGTAGTCGCTGTTCGCGCGCCGGCAGTGAAAGCACTTGCACCCGCCGAGGTACCGCAGCCGATGTCCGTGCGGGCGGTCGGCGGCGAGCTCTGCGATAGGGCGCAGGCCGCGATCCTGCAGGCTCACTCTTGGTCCTCCGCGCTGTGCCACTCATTCTGCCGGCGCAAGAACTTCGGCCACTCCAGCGCAGCCGTGAAAGAGCGATCCTCGATGAGCACATGGTTCGTCGGCTGCGCCGTAAACCGGCCGTTCTCCAGCTGAATGAAATAAAACTCCTTGCTCTGCTCTGGCGCTGCGCTGAATGCGTCGCCGACCGGGG